TTCAACCAGGGTGAAGCATTCAAGTTAGCAACTGCTCTAGAAGTTGTTAATAAGAAGTTTGAGATTACTAACGGTTGTCCAGATGGAGATGTGATGTTCTCCGTTGACAGTGTTACTGGCGAAACTGTTATCGGTAATGATGGTGTTGATGGTGAGAACGGTAAGTTAACTGTCAATGGTTCGTTTGAATTCAAAGGTGGTTGTAAGACTGGATCTGCACAAACATTTACTGGTAATGCTACTGCTGGTCTGTTTGTAATTAATGCTATACCAAGTTTAGATGGTCTTGAGGTTGGTGATTATGTTGAACTAGTTGATAATGGTGGTACTGTAACTCTAGAACAGAATCAATATCCTGCTACAACTGGCGGTACAAGATTCACTGATCCTCAGATTGTTTCTATTGACACTGCTAATAGCACAATTACTCTAAACTTAGCGTTTGGTGGAACTGGTAATCAGACTGGAATCAGCTTTAATGCTACCAGAGATGAGAAATTCTCTATTACTGATAGAGTACGTGAAATCTTTAGTGTTGATGGTTGTACAGGCAATACTGTAATTGGTAATCCTAGTGGTGAAATCTTCACAACTAGAGCTCAATATGGAACTGCCGCTGCTGCACATACTAAAGGAGCAACGGTAATTACAATCCTTAAAGATCCTAAGGTAGATAATGGTATTGCCACTACATTCGTCAACACTACTAGTACAATTACCACTAGTGCTACAACATTACCTGTTGACGATATTACAAATTTTGCAAATGGTGATTTTATCTTTGTTGGATTTGGAACTAGTGGTCAGGAAGAAATTATGCAGATTAGTGGTAATCCTACCGCTGGTGCTGGCACATCTGGAAACTTACCTGTTACTCGTGTAGCATCTCTAACTAATATTCCTGGAACAAATAAAACACACAGTGATGGTGAAAGTGTATTCCGTATTCTCTTCAGAGAAAATACTAAACTTACAAATGATATTCCTGCAACTGGATCTAGTGCTGTTAAGATTGGTTTAGAAAATAGTGATGTTGTTCCATTCTTCCTTGATCGTGAATATTGGTTGGCAATTGACAGTGAAATCTTCCTGGTCTCTAATAATGTAACAAATGATGGTGGAATTCAATTAGTCAAGACAAATTATCATCATGGTCGCCTAGACGTTTACGATGATGTTAAGTTCATCGGATCTAACTTTGAGATCACAGGTACAGATAACAATGTACCTATTATCAAACTACTCAACAACGAAGAACACCACTTTGAAGGTGGCGCACTTGATATCAATGCACCAACTGACATTAGTGGTAACTTAAGAGTTCTTCCATCTAAGTGTGTTGAGGATCCTGATGCAATTCAATTCACTAATAAAACATTCACTCCAACATTTAGAGTTGAAGCTGAATTTGGTGATACATTTGTTGGTCGTTTACTAGATGTTGCTGGTATTTCTTCCACTAATCCATCTAGCACTCAACCAATCTTAGATGTTAGAAATCTGGGTGTCAACGGTGCCAATACTTTCACTGTCAATCAAGATAGTTCTATTGATGCATTTGGTTTAACAGGGTACAAGAACATCAATGGCGGACATATTACTAAGTTCGTTAATGCAGATTCTACTCTCGCTGTTAATATAAATTATATTGTAGCGGTAGCTCCATCTACAGGTGCTCTCATCTTGACACTACCATCTAATCCTGTAACAGGTGATGTTATTAGAATTACTGAGGTTGCTGGATCATTGACATATAATAATTCTCTCGTGATTCGTGCTCCAATTGTTGGTGGTGAACCTGTACCTCTCCAAGGTGATACTAGTGGCACAAAACTTGGAGGACTCTCCACAGCATATGGATCTGGTGAACTAGTTGTACAAAACAAAAATGCATCCTTCGGACTCATTTATGTTGGTGCAACTGATGGAGACAACTTTATTCCTGCTGTCTATCAAGGTTGGTGGTTAACTGAACTCTAATGGCTTTCTATAACAGACTAAAGACTATGAAGTCTGCCCCAGTTGGCACTATCATGCCCTGGGGTGGTAACCAAGGTAACGGAGATAATCCAGCTAATATTCCTACTGGTTGGATTCTTTGTGATGGTAGAACATATGACTGTGAGTTGTTTCCACTTTTAGCATCTATTTTGGGAAATACATATGGTCCCACAGAAGATTCTATCACTGGAAACTTTCCAAATTATGATGAGGGAGACTTATTCAGAGTTCCTAATTTGAATGGTAGGCAATTGCTTGACCTTGAGAAAGATATGCTATTGGAGACAAAGTATCAAGCAAATCAACCTGATGCATATAATGTCATTGGAGATTTAATTGAGGGTGATGGAACAGCTGTTACTCCACCTACAATCTATAGTGCTGATACAGATCTTGGATTCCAATTAGATCCAATTGATACTATGGCAGGTAAAATTCAGAATATTACATTGAATGATCCTACATGGTCAAAAACATATTATACGATTGGTAGAAAACTTGGTATTGACCACACTCCTGGTCATAAGCACTCTGGACAATATACAACTGCTTTTCCAAGTGGTAAATATGTTCAAATTTTCCAAGCACCAACATTCCAAGTTTCTGGTAGTCCTGGATATGAATCTGCAAACTTGACTGGTGTTACTAGTACAGATAGTCCAGACACTTGGAAGAATGGTGCTGGTGCAATTACATATTATGATGAAAATACGCTAGTATTAACTAGTGAATCTAAGTCTTTTACACAAGAAACTATTCCTGAAGTTGGATTGTCAAGAACTATTCCTTCTAGTGGTGCGTATACAACTAATTTCAGTGACACATATAATTATAATCACCAAATGAAAGCTTGGACGGGAGTGTTCCCACCTCCTGTAACTATGTTTGGTAAAGATAACTATTTGAATGGTGATGCTGGAACAACATATCCAACCAATTTAAGTCATGCAGCACAAGATTCTCTTGATAAATCATTGACAACTCACAGTCATTTCAGTTTTGATTTAACGATGAACATGGGTGGACTAAAAGTTCCACCAAACATTGCTGTTAACAACGTGCAATCTTATACTGTTAACGTCTCTGATATTCCAGATGCGTTAAATATACTTATGGATAATAACACTCCATCACAGACCATAATCATGATCATCAGAGCTTATTAAAATGCCAGTTTTTTTAAATCAAGAAAGAACGAAGATCGGAACAACTACGGGAACGCTAGTCGCATTCCCTAAGGAGTTAGATGTTAATGATCCTATTGCTGGACTGAGTGCAGAGTTACTTCCTGCAGGATATTTAAGATGTGATGGATCTGTTTATAATGTCGCAAGTTTTCCCGCTTTAGGAGAAATTCTTGGAACTGGTGATGGATGTGCATTTAAACAACCTGGCGTAGAATTAAGTGATGAACAGTTTCAAGTTCCAGACTTAAGATCTAAGTTTATTAAAGCAACTTCTGGATCTGACCAGGGTGTCATTAATGATATGACCGTTCTAAATGCTTCTGGTCAAGAAATTAAAAAATCTGGAGTTGGGGTAACAGTATCAACAAATATAGGAACTACCGCAGTTATTGATTTAACAGGACAGTTTAGAGTTCCTGGAAGAACTGTGGCACTAACTGGAAACTTGGGTTTTACTAAACCAAAATCTCCCGACGAGGAAGTTGTTTCTGCTCTCTCATTCTTACCACACGCACACTATACTACCACATATAGATGTAGAGTTATTAGAAGAGCTGGTAGTGATGTATTTGAATTAAATTATTTCACAAACGCATCAACAATTGGTGTTCAGAACTGGTTTGATGCTACATCTGAACAACCAGCGTGTAAATTCTACGCTCAAACACAAAGATGGGGTGATGGCGGAACATTCAATGAAGGTGGTGGGTTTGGTAGTTCATCATTTGAATATTATGGTATTTGTAAAACACAGTGTGGTGGATTTGATGTAAACTGTTTAATTCCAACTGGAGAATCAGTTACAATTGACACAACTCCAGAAGGTCCTTGTGTGACAAAATTTGCTGGTGTTCCATTAGGACCAATTCCTCCAACTGGATGTGGACCTGCTACTGATTACACCGTTGGTGCCACATATGTTTGTGGTGCTGATGGAGTTAAAAATGATAATATTCCTACTGGTGCTGCAATTGCTCCTGGAGCAATTCAATCATTTTCACTGTGGG